AATGATGTCCGACAAGGGCAAGAAGGCGTAAGGAACACACATGGCTTACCTGGGCGTCACGGACAACACGCTGTCGGCGATAGTCACGAATGTCGCCCAACTGGTGAGCTTTCCTACGCCTGCGGACGCGGCGGGGGACACCGACCCCGCCGTCGTCCAGATGGTGCAGGCGGTCAATGTCGCCGGTACCGAACTGATGGCGATGGGGGATTGGCAGGAACTGACCAAGACCCACAGCATCAGCATTCAGGCGTCGCCGCCCGGTGTGGCAGAGCAGGCGTTTGCTCTGCCGGATGACTTCTACGAGTTCATCGACCAGACGCAGTGGAACTCGACCATGCAGTGGCCTGCCATCGGCCCTGTTTCGCCGCAGGCGTGGCAGGAGTTGCTGATCCGGCAGACGCTGCCCACGCTGTCGTTCTACTGGCAGGTGCGTGGCAGCGAGTTGTACATCATCTCACCGCCGACCTCTCCGCAGACCCTCAAGTTCTACTACCAGTCGCTCGGCTGGGTTCGGGATGCTGACAACGCCTCGCTTTACAAGAACCGGGCGGTCAAGAACGGCGATGTCATCCAGCTTGACGCCTACCTCGTCACCGCCCTTGCCCGCGTGAAGTGGCTCGAGATGAAGGGCTTGGACTCGTCCGCAGCGATGCGTGACTTCCAGGTCAACTACGAGAACCGCAAGGGGAACGAGAAGGGTGCTGCGGTGTTGTCGATGGCGATCCGCCGTCGTTACCCGTACATCAACGCGATTTCCAACCTGCCTGACACGGGCTTCGGGGTATAGCCATGCCCTTGCGTGCCATCGCTCCGTACAAGGTGAGGCGAGTCTCGGCGGCTACGGAAGTCGCCAAGATGTTCACCATCCCTGCCCCTGTGGGCGGGTTGAACTACCGTGACCCCATCAGCGAGATGGCTCCCACGGATGCGTTGGTGCTGGACAACATGATACCGACCCAGACGGGTACGACCATCCGCAAGGGATGGCGGTATCACACCTCGTCGGTGGCGTTGCCGATCAAGAGCGTCTTTTCCTACAACGCCCCGAACCCGGCGAACAACAAGGTATTCGCCGCCGCGGGCGGGAACATCTACGACGTGACGACGGCAACCCCGTCGCTTTCCCAAGCAAGTACGGGATCGACGGACGATGTGTGGAGTGTCACCCAGTTCTCCAACGGTGCCACGACCTTCCTGCTTGCCGTGTCGCCGGGTGCCGGTTACTGGACCTTCGACACGGCTGGCGGCTGGGTCAAGCGGACTCCCGTTGGCCTTCCGGCGTCTGTGAAGGAAGTGGCGGTGTTCAAGAACCGCGTGTGGTTCGTCGCCAACGACGACTCCCGCGTGTACTACATGCGGACGGTGGATGCCATCACGGGTCATGCCGACCCGTTTGAGATGGGTTCTTTGCTGCGGAACGGCGGCGTCATCCGTGGCCTCATCAACTGGACTCTTGACGCCGGTACCGGCATTGACGACCACCTGGTGGTCGTAGGCTCTCAGGGCGACATCGGCGTGTGGACGGGTACTGATCCGTCCGACCCGGACAAGTTCGGCCTGCGTGGCATGTGGTACTGCGGTCCGGTACCGAAGTACGGCAAGTTCCACACCTCCTATGGCGGCGATGTGATGATCCTTTCTGAGCTTGGCCTTGTGCCTGTCTCGAGGCTCGTCAACGGTCAGTTCAGCGAGACGACTCCCGGCCCCTCGCAGAAGGTGCAGGCAGTTTTGTCGCCACTAATTTCTAAGTTGCGAGATGAAGTTGCATGGGACATCTTCATTGTTCCCTCGAGCGACGTCCTCATCATCAAGCTCCCCGAAGACGCGGGCGTCTATACGCAGTACGCCATGAACGTCAATACAGGTGCTTGGTGTACTTTTTCTGCGATGCCTATGTCCTGCTGCACTCTACTCAATGGGCAGCTCTACTTTGGCACCGAAGACGGCCGAGTTGCAAAGGGGCTGTTCGGAAACAACGATGGAGTTGAGACGGACGGGTCGAACGGCAACCCCATCGAAGGCGATGTTCAGACGGCGTTCAACGCCTTCCGCTCGCCTGCCCGTCTGAAGAAGTTTGGCCTTGCCCGTCCCATTTTCATCGGCCCCTCGCCGCCGACCGTGAAGCTGCAGATCAATACGCAGTACACCTTCGCCAGCGTCGGCGGTTCGCCATCCTATACAACGACCAACGCGGGCATCTGGAATACCGGACTTTGGAACCAGGCGTATTGGTCCGGTTCGCAGAACAGTTATCAGGCGTGGGTCGGGACGAGTGGCCTTGGCTACTACGCCTCGCTTCGCATGAAGGTGCGTGGTTTGCCGGGAACCATCTTCACGTCCTCGCACATGCTGACTGAACCTGGCGGGGTGATGTAATGGCGAATCCTACGATTGCCGCTTTGCGAGCGGCGTCTTCTGCTGCCCCTGCAGGCCCGAGTGGCCCGCAGGCTTTGGCCTACCCGTGGATGACGGCGACGGGTCGGGAATTGGTGTTGCCTGATCGTTCTTCCTCTCCTCCTCCTCCGAAAAGGCGACGCCTTCCCGACCCGTCTCCACCGCCTCCTGGCCGTCCGTTCATCCAGCCGCAGTTGCCGTCTGACGATGGCGGCGGACGACCCGGCGAAGCTCCCGGTCGTGGCGGCGGCGGTGGCGGTTGGTCGTACATCGGCGACTGGGGCAATGATGTGCCTCCGTATGCCGTGATTGACCCCGGCTACGTCCCGCCGTCTGAGCCGTCGCCTGAGCCGCCGTCTGAGCCTGCTCCTCCGAGTGAGCCTCGTCCTGAGCCGCCGGGGCGGCGTGATGCTGACCAGTTCGAGTACCTGCCGGTGATGGATTTCATCCAGCCCGTCCCGTTTGCCGAGGCCGGACCTGTGGAGTCGCAGCCTGTGCAGCCGCCGCCGAGTGAGCCGCAGGAAGCCCCGCAGCGTGGCCGGGACCAGTTTGAGTACCTGCCTGCTCCGATAGAGGACTTCGGCTTGATTGACCTCACGCCGCAGCCGATGGAGCAGTCGCCTGCCCCTGCGGTCGAGGCTCCGCCTGCGGTCGAGATTGCCCCCGATCCGGTGCCGTACATCCCTCAAATCGTGGAGCCGCCCCCCGCGATTCCCGCTCCTGCAGCCCCCGCTCCTGCGGTCGAGCTTGCTCCCGAACCTATCCCGTACATGCCGCAGATTGTGGAGCCGGAGGCTCCGCCGCCTGCCCCTCCCCCGCAGCCGAAACTTCCGCAGCCTGTCCCGCAGACGCTGCCTGACCTGTCGCTGATGGATTTCATCCAGCCGGTGCCGATGGCCGAGCTTGCCCCGGAGGTTGCCCCGGAGGTCGTCCCGCAGATGTCTCCCGCCGAGCAGCAGGAGATGGACAGGTTCCTGTTGGAGTATCTGATGTCGCAAGACATGGCGGTGATGGAGTGATTCACACCGCCCACCAAGACCTGCTACTGCGGTGGCTTTTCGAGCGGACGGGCTACATGCCGACTCCGTGGGCAAAAGCCATCGCCAACGTCAACGCTGAGGGTAAAATCCTCGGCGTGGTGGCGTTTGACGCTTGGAATGGGGCGTCTTGCGAGATGCACGTCGCCGGGCAGGGGAACTGGGTGACGCGGGAGCTGCTGAAGGCTTGCTTTGAGTACGTCTTCAAGCAGGCGGGCCTAAAAGTCGTGATTGGCATGGTACCTTCGACCAATGCCAAAGCGTTGAGATTTGACCGACGCATTGGGTTTTCCGAGGTGGCTCGCATCAAAGATGGCGTGCCTGACGGGGATTTGGTCGTGATGCAACTGCGGCGTGAAGACTGCCGCTACTTGGAGCAAGAGCATGAGCAAACGCACACCGCCGCCGCCTGACTACATCGGGCTTGCTAACACGCAAGCACAGGCGTCGCGTGAGATCGTCAACACGCAGAACTTCGCCAATCGGCCGAACATCAACACGCCGTTCGGGTCGGAGTCGTGGTCTACGCGGGCGATCACCGACCCGGCGACGGGGCAGCAGGTCACGGAGTGGACCCAGAACACTGACCTCAACCCGCAGTTGCAGCAGGCGTTGAACTCGCAGATCAACGTGCAGCAGGGTCGGAACGACCTTGCCAACGCTTTCATGGGTCGGGTGACTGACGAGTACCGTCAGCCCTTCGACTGGCAGAATCTGCCGTCTTTGACCTCGGCGGGTACGCCTGGGCAGTTACAGACCGGCATCGCCGACTACTCGCCGGGGCTGCAGACGAACGTTGGCCAGCAGGGCGTTGTCTCGGGCTTCAATTTTGGTGGCCCGCAGATGGGCGTTGGCGACATGGCTGGCGATGTGCAGCGTGGAGTCGGCCAGACAGGCGTGGTCGGCGGCGTTGACCCGATGGTTTCGTCGCTGCGTTACAACACGCCGAACACGCCCATCAGCAGCGGCTTCGACGCCATGCAGGGTGGCATCACCCGCGGTGTGTCGCCGACCGGCGTAAACACCGGCTTCGGCAACATGCTCGGCGGGTTGTCTTACGGCACGGGCCGTGAGTCCGTGCAGCGTGGCCTTACGACTGGCGATAACCCGGCCCTGCCGGGTATCGACTCGAGCTTCCGCAACCAAGTGGCCAACGACCTGATGCAGCAGATGCTGCCCGTGCAGCGGTTGCAGCAGGAGTCGCTTGAGACTGACCTTTCCAACCGTGGCTTCAAGCTCGGGACGGTCGGTTATCAGCGTGCGTTGGACGACCTCAACCAGCGGCAGTCTGCCGAGCGGTTCAACGCTCTGAATCAGGCGGGCAACGAGGCACAGCGTCTCTTTGGCATGCAGATGGGTGCGAGGCAGCAGGCGTTCAACGAGGACGTCAGCGGTGGTCAGTTCGCCAATCAGGCAGCGAATCAGGCTTTCTCGCAGGGCTTGGCGGCGAATCAGTTCCAGAACCAAGCCGCCGGCCAGGCGTTCCAGCAGGATGTCTCTGCGAGACAGGCCCAGAACCAGGCTCTCGGTCAGCAGTTCAACCAGCAGCTTGCCGCGGGGCAGTTCGGCAACACGGCAACGCAGCAGGCGTATGCACAGTCTCTCGGTGCAACCGAGGCGGCAAACCGTGCTGCTGCACAGCAGTTCCAGCAGGGCTTGTCGTCGAACCAGTTCGCCAATCAGGCCATGCAGCAGGCGTTCGGTCAGAACTTGAATGCTGCCCAGTTCGCCAATCAGGCTTCCGATCAGCGGTTCAATCAAGGTCTTGCCGCGGGCAACTTCGCCAATCAGGCAACGCAGCAGGCGTTCAATCAGGCGTTGGGTGCGGGTCGATTCGGCAACGAAGCCCAAAGCCAGTATTTTAACCAGCTCATGGGGCAGGCAGACCTCGCCAACCGTGCGGGTCAGCAGGCGTTCGGGCAGAACCTTGCCGCTGCACAGTTCGGCAATCAGGCGTTGGGTCAGGCCCAGAACCTCGACATCAACCGCATGCAGGCGATGAATCAGGCCCAGCAGCAGAGCTTCGGCCAGAACATGCAGTACGCCAACATGATGAACCAACTGCGTCAGCAGGCCATCGCCGAGCAGATGCAGCGGCGTGGCATGTCGCTGAACGAGATGAACGCCCTGCTTACGGGTCAGCAGGTCGGCATGCCGCAGATGCCGCGGTTCAACGCCGCGGGTGCGTCGGAGACGCCGCAGCTCCTCAACGCGGGGCAGATGGGCTATCAGGCCAACCTCGACGCCTTCAACGCCCAGCAGCAGGGTCTGGCCAACACGATGGGTGGCCTGACCAACCTCGCCTCGACGGCGTTCATGTTCTCCGACCGCAGGCTCAAGAGCCGCATCAAGCGGGTCGGTACGCATGGCATCGGGGTGGGGATCTACGAGTACGACATGGCCGGGTATCGGCAGCGTGGCGTGATTGCTCAGGAGGT